CAGGTGTCGAAGAAGGATTTGATCCAGGAGACTTTTAATGCCACGTAAGAGAAAGTTACCTGATGAAATTCAGGAAATAATCGAAGACGTATAGAATAAAGAAATTGAAGAGGATGCTAAAGAAGCAAGAGAACTTGTTTAGCAACTTAGAGAAGAAAGAGACGCCAATAAGGATTATTGGGATGTGCCAAAAGATTAGAAGATTGAATACTTCGATCCTACTCTTTCTTATGAATTAACAGGATATAGACCTTTATCAGAAACCTAGGGATTAGACTTTGATCCAAATTGGTTTATAGAAACCCGAAAAGTCTTTGAAAACACTGGTAAATATTTTTCATATTTGCCACACAGTAAAAGATATAATGAGTTCTGGGCTGAGCAATACAAACGATGTAAGTATGGAATGACAGTAAATGGTTACAGAATCACAGGAGATAATTATTTCTTCCTTAACTTTTACAGACTTCCAATAGTTGATGAGAAAAAAGCCTCAGGCTCAGGACTCGATGAGGGTTTCCCTATATTCTTCGCATCACACTATACATTCTTCCATTACTTAGAGATGGCGAGAGTCTTACATAAACACGCTGCCTTATTCAAGGCTCGTTCTATTGGATTTTCGGAAATCAATGCTTCTTTGACCGCTCGTATGTACTCAGTTATTAGACATAGTAGAACAATGATTACTTGTTACAATGATACTTTCTTAAATGGTACATTTAGTAAGTTTGATCATGCTCTAACGTTCTTAAATACTTGTACATAGGGAGGAATGTTTAAACCACGTATTATTGATAAAGCACTTCATAGAAAGTCTGGATTACAACGTAAAGTTCAAGGACAATTTGAAGACTTCGGATTCTTGTCGGAGTGTGTTGGTATTAATGCTGCTAAACCATCTAATATTCGTGGTGACCGTGTTGATTTATTAATATATGATGAAGCAGGTTCTTGGCCTGGTTTAACTACCGCAGTTGTGCAGGGACAAGAGCTTTGTGAAGTTCAAGGTGTTCCTCGTGGTACTATGTTATATGGTGGAACTGGTGGTGATATGGGCGCTCCTCTTGAAGGACTTAAAAAGATATATTATCATCCTAAAGCTTTTAAAGTTTTACCTTATAGACATAATTACACACAAGATGGATCATACATTGAAAGTGGATTCTTCATTCCATACTTTGTTCAATCACTTCGTTCAGAGTTTATGGATAATAGAGGAGTCTGTAAGATTGAAGAATATAAGAAGGAGCTACAAGAAGAACGTGATAATCTACTTGCAGTTCCAGAAGAATATTATAAGAAATGTGCTGAGCGATGCTGGTTTGCAGAAGAAGCCTTTAACTTAGAAGGTGTTAACAAGTTTAATAAGATAAAGATTTCTGAGCAATTAGCACGTATTAGACTACATAAAATTGGACCACGTCCAGTATCAGGATATATAGATTATTTCTATAAGAACGGTAAACATACTTATGAGAATATCGACGGTATTAAATGGATACCCCATCCTGATGGTAAGGTTAAAATTCTGGAACATCCAGTATGGTCTGACCTATACATGGAAGAGATGCAGAAAAAGAAAGCAATTGCGGAAGAGAGGGGAGAAGAGTTCGAAATGCCAGTATATAAAGAGATGGAAAACTTATATGTAGCAGGTATTGACGGTATTGATATCGGTTAGAATCAAACTTCTAAAGAAACAAAAGACCCATCAGACTTCTGCATGGTTATCAAGAGACGAGCTTTTGGCATGAGTGAACCACAAGTAGTGGCAATGTATAAGGATAGACCAGGAAATATCAGAGAAGCTTACAAGATAGCAATGTGCCTTGCACGTTATTATAATTGTAAGATAAACATAGAGGCTACTCGTATGGGTATGGTTACATGGGCTCGTGAGAATCACGGACTCCAATACTTTATGAAAAGACCTCGTGCTACACTTACTGATATTAAATATGGTACTTCTAAATCATATGGTACGCCAGCAACTAAAGTTATTATCGATATGCATACCGATTTAACTGCTGATTACGTAGAAGACTATTGTCATAATATATGGTTTGAGGAAATACTTGACTAGTTAACTAGTTACAACGATGAAAATAAAGGTAAGTTCGATATTATTGCTGCATTCGGCATGATGGAACTTGCTGATCAAGAACTCTCAGGTCGCTAGCCTGTTAAGGTAGAAAATGATGAAGCAACCTTTGAGGACTTTGGTTATTGGGTAGATGAAAGAGGAATCCGACACTTCGGAATAATTCCTAAGAAACCGAAAATTGAATATTAGCTAAAGGTTGATGACGATGACGCATACAGATTTGAAACAAGCGATACTCGACTGTATTAGGCAGTTGTACAAAATGGAGTTCATAGGCACTATTAAAATTGAAGACTTAGACCCCGTTGGTTATAAGGTATCTTTGAATCTAGACAGGTCAGAGAATCCTTTAGTTTTAATTGCCGATTTACCAGATGATAAGTTCCTTGATTTTATGAGAGAGGAAATACGTAGTCGTAAGTTACATAAAGTAAAACATTACTTAGCTACGAAAGTTCCAGGTAATACAATTAATATTTGCAATGAGCGAGAAAGAACTTGTAGACAAAACGAACGAAGTCATTGCGGAACTTGTGTATGATAAATATGAGCTTCAGAAGGCTTATAATTATTATAACGGTAAAAGAGATCCGGAACAGTTTAAATACTTAGAGGAAAACTTCGGAATAGGTAGTCCTACTTCAGTAGAGTTTACACCTTTATTAAAGAAGCACGTAGATGCTTTGGTTGGTGAGTATCTTGGTACTCCTATTATTCCAAAAATCTCGTGTAAGGATACTGATACTATTAGTGCTATAACAAGAGAGAAACAACTTGAAATTACTAATGGTATCGTTAAATTCTTAAAAGAACATTTGACTAATTCGTTAGTTTAGATGATACAAGGTAAAGACCCTACTGATACAGCTATCAAACAATAGCTAGATAAAATAGTTTAGGATATTGATCAATCTTTTGTTTCTCAGTATGAAATAGCTGCACAAAATCTTGTTCAGTATATCATGCAGTCAAGAGAGATTGATTTCATAACTAAACTTAGACAGTTATTAACAGATTTACTTATAACTGGATATACATTCTTTAGGGTTAAAGCTTCTCCAAGCGGCAAGAATATTGATATAGAAGTTTTAGATCCTCTTAATACTTTTGTTGATAGAAATCCTGATTCACCATATGTACGTAAGTCATATAGATGTGTTGTTCGTAAATGGATGACTAAGAGCCAGATTCTTGCAAAGTATGGAAAGGAAATTCCAAAGGAGGATCTAAAGCAACTTAAAGAAGAGTGGTATGAAGGTTCAGCTGTCTATAGACGTTCTTATGCAGACTTTGCTCCGCAAGAAGAAGGACCTGAATACGATACTATGCCTGGTTACCCTGACGATGAATATTCTGGTACTCACCGATTCCGTCTAATCCCTGTATATGATGTAGAGTGGTTAGAAACAGATGACGACTTTGTAATGAGACGTTATAACTGTATAAGAATCGGAGAGGAAATTTATATACTTAGAGGAGAAGATAAGACAGCTATCCGTTCTAAGGATAGACCTAATGAGTGTGATTTATCAGTTAATGGTGTATATTTCTTAAATCGTTCTAAGAAACCTTATTCATTAATTCTTAAATGTGCACATCTTCAAGACAGATATGACTTACTTATATACTATCGTGATAACTTAATTGCTAACAGTGGTACTTCTGGTACTATTATGGATATGTCTCTTATCCCAACTAACTTAGGTGTTAAATGGCCAGAGAGAATTCAGAAATGGTTAGCATATAAGAAAGCAGGTATTGAATGGATTGATACAACTCAAGAAGGACGTAATGATAACGGTAATGCTCCTATGAACACAATCTTTAATGGTTTCGATGATACTCTTAAAGCACAAGCTGTTCAAGCAATTGAGGTTGCAATTCAATCAGTAGAACAAACTACTTCTTCTATCACAGGAGTCTTCAGAGAAAGACTTAATGGTATTGAACAACATGACGCAGTAACTAATATTAAACAAGGTGTTCAAAATTCTTACATAGTTACTAAGCATTATTTCCAACAAATGGATTTAATTGTTTGCGAAATGTTACTCGATGCTCTTAACCAAGCTAAGATAGCATATAAGAAAGGAATTACAGGTACTATTATTCTTGGAGATAAATATCAGCATATCTTTACTGCTCTTCCTGAACATTTCACAATGACTGACTTTGATATTCATATCACAGCTAGTACGGAAATCATTCAAGAACTTGAAGCATTAAAGGCTGTTATTCCAGAACTTATTAAGAGTCAGCTTCTCCCAGCTGATATTATATTTGAGGCTCTTACGGCTAAATCGCTTACAGACCTTAAGTATAAAGTTCAGAAAGCTATGAAGATTCAGAAAGAGGAGAATAATCAACTTCAACAACTTAGTCAACAAGTTGAAGAACTTTAGAAGCAGAATCAATAGCTACAACAAGAGTTGCAGAAAGCTCAAACTAAGGTTGAGCAACTTAATGAAAAGAAACTTGAACTTGAAGGTAATAAGATACAATTAGAATATCAAGTTAATATGCTTAAGGCTCAAACCGATAGAACATATAAAGATAGACAAATGGATATTGAAGATAGACGTACATCTATTGAAGAAGCGCAAATCCATGACGGTAATCCTTATAATGATAAAGTTAGGCACATATGAACGGAACACAATTATATGATAATTCTTCCAACCCTGTCCAACCGATTACAGATGCGAAATGTGTATCAAGTGGTGTGGTTGTAACAGGAAATACAGTATACGAGGACATAAGTGCATTACTAAGTAGATATCAAACATTAGCAGCTCAAGTATCTGGTGCAGCTACAGTTGAAGCTAGTCTAGGAGTAGTAGTTGAATATAGCACTAATAATTTTAGCAATGCTGTAGATGCAGCTAATGCAAGTTATGGTTCTGTCTTAGTATTCCCAACTGCACAAAATCCGTATCTATGGTAGAGAACTACTTATAAATGGGGTGAAACAACAGTTAAGACAACTCATACAATTGCTGCTACTGCTCTGTTCCCCGAAACTCAAATTATGTTCACAGTTGGACAACTTGGAGATGAGGTAGGAGTTCCGGCATCTTATACAGATGGTGCATCAGACTCTAAAAATAATTAGATTAAGTGGTATACTTATCCTCCACAAGATATTAGTAATACTATGCCTTGTGCATTTATTGCAACGAGAAGTAGAGGTGCTAATGAGACTTGGGATGGTAAGCAATGGCACTCTGCTAAATATGGACAATATCCTGTATAGTAATGGAATTTAGTATCGATATACATACAGCGTTGAATGGAGAAATTATCGTTGAAGATTTCTCTAAAGAATATGGATAGTATTTAGATGAGGATACTGAAGTAGTTTATTCTTATGATGAATTTAAGTATAGCGAAACAGCCTCTTTAAATGCTATCATAAAAGTCAACACTAATAAGGTAAAACTTGTAGACGTCCTACTAGATAACCATCAAGAAGATCTTGATTCTGTAACATTTACAGTTAGCGAGGATGGCTACTATACAGTAGATCATATTATTCTCCCAAATATGACTTGGTATGAGAATTCTTCAGAAGAATATAGAGATTACTACGATGTACTCTATGTTACTGATGGAGAGAAAGTTTATAAACAAGTTAAGGGAGGAATTCTTGAAGAATGTACTGTAAGAGAAATATTAGAAAGAAACCCTGAAGGTGCGAGTATTCAAAAATGTAGAGTAGATATATTCTACACTGCAGGTTTACAAAATTGCTATATTTGGTATTGTAAGCAAATCTTTGAAAAACTACTTGACGCTTGTAATAAGGGTCAGTACAATGACTTCCTATATGCGAGAGACATGATTTGGATGACTCTTAATATTATAGATTATTTAGTAGGCTTTAAACAATATCTAGAAGCATAGAGA